ATTGTGGAAAAGGGGGGATGGGTTGGTGGGCGGTGCCCACTACGAGCCGCCGACTTGGGTTTTGAACTCTTTGCCGGGATGGAACCGGGGCACCAACTTGGCGGGGATGACGAGCTCTTCTCCGGTGGCGGGGTTGCGGCCCATACGTTCCTTGGTCAGCTTCGCCTCGAAGGCACCGAAGCCCACCAGGGTGACTTTCTCGCCGTTGGCTACGGTGGATTGAATCACCTCAATCAGGCCATCCAGGGCACGGGCCACGTCCTTCTGGGAGAGGTCGGTGACGGCGGCGGTGCGTTGAATCAACTCAGCTTTGTTCATGGGGTTCTTGGGGTAGCTGGGCAAATGCGACGGGCATGTCGCTTTTGGCTAGGCGGGGAAGTCGTCGTCCTCGGCGGGTTCTACAAATCCCCGGCTGCCACCGCCTTGGCGACGGCCAGGGAATTGGTCTCGGTCGCCCTTCCTCACCACGGGGCCGCTCTCGTCTCGGCGAGGGCTTTGCATGGCGGAGAACATCATGCCCATGGCTGCGCTCATGGTGGCGATGGAGATGATGAGGATGGCAACGGTCAGTAGGTCGGTCATCGGTGAAAGGTGGGTAGGCCCACGGGGAATTGGTCTCGGTCGGGGGGCGGGGTTGGGTCGGCCCTAGCGGCTAGCACCACCCAAAAGAAGAAGGTCACGCTGACCAGCACCAGGGCCAGGGCAAACAGGTCGGCTTGGCGGAGGGGTGTCACGGGCGTACCTCCGTGTGATGGATCACCTGCACCAGGGGGGCCACCTCGGCCCAGCGGGTGTCACTCATCCCCGCTACATGCTGGGCATCCTTGAGATTGGCCAAGGGGCGGGCGGCAATCAGCTTGGCGGCGGTGACTTCCCCAATCCGAGGCAGGGCAGTTAGCTCCTCCAGGGTGGCGGAATTAAGATCCACCAAAAACGACACAGTGTCGTTTTTGGCCTCACCCCCCTTCCCAAGGGGGGCAGGGGGGATCTCCGGCTCCGGCACCCCCTCGCCCTCCTGGGAGAGGGGGCTAGGGGGTGAGGGCGGCTCGGCCTCCACATAACCCACCGCCAACAGCGCCGCCGCATCCTCCTCCCCCAGCGCCACGGTTTCCCCCGCCTGGTAATCGCGGGAGCCATCGCTGATGGTGGTGAGGGCACGGTAGAAATGCAGCATGGTTCAGGGTGGGGTTAGGGGCTGGGGTGGTGGGCGGTGCCCACCCTACGATTAGGCGACGGCGTTCTCAATGAAGTAGCCCAGGTCAGGCGCGGAGATGATCTCCTTGAGGCTCCAACCCACGCGGGTGATCTGGCCGCCGCGCATCCCGATGTGGGGGTCGGGGATGGTGCCCGCGATGCGAGACCCGAACTGGCCCGTGAACCCAAAGGTGGTGCCCCGCTGTGGGCCTGCCAGGGTATCGCGGTACAGCAGGGCAATGTGCTTGCCCCACACCCGCGCATAGGTGGCGGCTTGGCCACGGGCGGCGGTGTTCAGCCAGCCTTGGCCCACGTAGATTTGTTCGATCTCCAGCAGCTCAGCCACCTGCTCACGGGTCACGGTGCCCGCCGCTCCGGTGCCTGCCCCAGTGCCCTTGATGGCCTCAATCATCTTGGGATGCTGGCGAAGGACGCGCCACGCATCCTGGCCGATGACCATGATGTTGGGGCGCATCAGGGGGATGTCGAGGCGTAGCAGCAGGTCGCTCAGGGGGTTGCTGTCGGCGTGGCTGTATTGGGCGGTGGAGGTGTGCGCCACCTTGTTACCGCTGGGGTAGGTGCCCGCCGCAAACACCAGGTTGGCCACCCGGATCTCATGTCGCAGCGTTAGCAGGTTAGACAGGAACTCGGTACTCTTGCCCACCACGTCATAGCCGGGGATGTTGTTGGCCTCCAGGTCGTCCTGGGGGATGGGGTCATCGTAGGCGTAGTCCTCGGTGCTGTCGGTCACTTCCGTCCCGGTGAAGCTGAGCTGGTTAGGACGGCTCTTGCGGCCCACCTTGTCATCGGGCGCGGTGAATCCTTCTTCCTTGGTGTGCTTGATGTAGGTGAACTTTTTGGAGACCGGGGTGATGGGTAGCACCTCCGCCCCAATCAGCACCGGGTTGCGGTGGGCAATCGCCACCGCCGTGTATTCGTTGTTAGTCGGAAACGGGTAGTTCGCAGTCATGGCGTTCAGGGGTTAAGGGTGGGTCAGGCGTAGGGTGGGCACCGCCCACCATCAATCAGGGCTAGGCACCTTGCACAGAGCCAGGGCCAATCAGCACCGCGCCAATGTCGCCGGATACCCCAGCAACCAGGGCTGTGCCAACGATGCGGTTGTTCACGCCAGCGGCAGGCGCAGCGGCCACAGCATAGCCACTGCCATTAGCCGTCACCAAGTCACCCGCGCTCACGTTGCCGCCGTAGATCACCTCGGCGATGCCAGAGACAAACACATCCACCCGGTCGCCACTGGCAGCGGCCACCTCACTAGAGATGCCAATCAGCTTGTCTGTGGCAGCGGCTCCGGCCACCACCTCGCCAGCGGTGCTGTGGGGTTTCACAATGATCCGGGCAGGGATGGCCCCGCCAGCATTAAACGCTTTTACCAGTCCGTCAGTACGCATAGGGAATCAGGGGTTAGAGGTCAGGGGTCAGGTCTTCTCCTGTCCCCCCTCTCCTAGGAAGGAGAGGGGGCTAGGGGGTGAGGTTCCAAGGCCAGGGGTGAGGGCCGTTATTTTTTGGCGACCTTGGCTACCGCTTCGGCGGCTCCGATGGTGATGCCCTTGGCGGCTTGCTCAGCCTGGTAGGTGCGGGCCGCTTCGGCTAGGGCGATGGGGTTCTCGGCAAAGTCCACGGTGTCGCTGGGCTTGGCTACCTCACCAAATTCCACCAGCTTTGGAAGGCCGTTTAACAGCCCCTTAAACCGCTCTAAAGGGGTCTCGCCTTCGGCAAATTCCACCTCGGTCGGGTGGCCAGGGTCGAGGTGGCAGAGGAGCGAAACCACGGTGTCCTTCTGACTGGGGTGCAGTTTCTCCTTCAGGCTCTCGGCAAAGGCAACGTGCTCGGCCTTGGTTAGCTCCGCTTCCTTGGCGGCTAGCTTGGCCTCGCGTTCAGCCAGGGCCGCTTCACGGGCAGCAATCTCTTCAGCAGTGGGCATAGGGTCTACCTGGGTAGGGGTGTCGTCAGGGTCAAACTCTTGTCCCCCCTCTCCTTCCTGGGCTAGGGGGCTAGGGGGTGAGGGCGGCTCGGCAGTGGGGGCATCCTCAGCAAAGGCCACCTCCACCACGTCGCTCTCTTCTTCGGCAAAGCTCACATCGGCCAGCCCCTTAATCGCCGGAGGCTGAGCACCCAACAGCCCAACGTCCCTGAGGTAGTAAACGCCAGGGACAGGGTTGCGGGGAGAGGTGGGGGTATAAAATCGGGCGCTGCGTTTCTTGAAGGGGCCACTCACCAACTCGGCAAATTCGGCCACGGTGTTATGGGCGGTGGCCACCAAGCCCCCCTCGCCAAACTCCAACGCCTGCACCCAGCCATAGGCCGGGGCGGTGTCTTTGGGATGGCCAATGACCACAGGCGCTTCGTGCTTGGCAGGGTCGTAGGCGGCGGCACTGGCCACCAGGTCGGCCTCCGAAAACACAACCGAGGTGCCGTTCTGGTCGGTAAAGCTGCCCGGTCGGGCAAGGGGCAAACGGGGCATAGGGCGCACAGAAAAACCACTGCGCCCAGTATCGCCACCCGGCCCGCCCATGGGCAGGCGGCAGCCCTGCCACCTGCCCAATGCCCCAACCCCGCCCCACAATGGAGGCTGACCCCAAGGAGCCACCCCGGCCCATGAGCATCAAATCTAGCCCCGACCGCATTCTCGATATTCTGGAAGCCCGGTTCCAGCCCAGCACCGTCAGCCGCACGGCAGTGAATGCCAGCGCCAGCAGCGTGGCCCTCGTTGCCGCTAATGCTGGCCGGGTGGGCCTCGCGATTTTTAATAATGGCAGCACCGATCTGCATCTGGCCTATGGAACCACGGCGGCTACCACGACGAGCTTTTCGGTGCGGGTTTCCCCTGGTGGATTCTATGAGGCTCCGGTGGGCTGGGCGGTGCTGGCGGTGCAAGGGATTTGGTCGGGTTCGCCCACGGGGACGGCTCAAATCACGGAGGTGCTGTAATGCCTTTGTTTCTGCCTAGACCTACCCTCGCTGATCTTGGTGGGCAATCCCTAGACAGCGACTTGACAGCCATTGCCGCCCTCGCAACCACAGCCTATGGCCGAGGGCTGTTGACATTGGCAGACTCTAGCGGGCTGACGATTCAATCAGGAACCTGGACTCCGGCTTACTCACTGTCGATCAGCGGCACCGTGACCCCTAGCACAGCAACAGGGTTCTGGTGGCGGATAGGCCGATTGGCCTACGCTACCGGGGTATTAATATCTAGCGGAGTTTCTAGCCCATCTGGGACCGTTCGGATCACGCTTCCCTTCCCAGTTACCAGTAATAAAAATTTTTCCCTGGCTATCGGGCAGCTGTCAGGCTGGGGGGACTCTGTCAGCAATCTCTCTGGATATATCTCAACTTCAAGTTTGATCATTTTAGTGAAGCAAGCCCCATCATCAGCGGTAACAACTACGGTAAATAGCAACGACCTAGCTACAGGGAGTAGTGGCAATGTTATTAGATTTTCCGTTTTATACGAGGTAGATTAGCCATGACCACTATTCACAATGGCGTAATTTTCCACCGATCCGAAAACAATCACATTCGGTCTTTCTATCCGCACCAGCCCTTGCCCAATGACGCGCCTACAGAGGTGCAGATAGCGGCGGCAGAACTATGGACGCCTGAGTTTGTGGCAGAGTGGGTCGCTCAGCAAAACCCAGCGCCCACGCTGGAGGAAGCTATAGGGGCCAAGGTAGCCGAAATCAAATCCCACTACTCCCGCCTGTCAGAATCCTTTGAATACCAGGGCCATATTTATCAATCTGACAAGGCTGCTGTCGCTGACCTAACGGCGTCTTTGTTGGTGGCTCAGACGGGCCTTCTGCCTGTTCCTTCCCCCTGGCGCACGATGGATAACGAGATGGTGCCCTTTACCAGTGCTGAGTTTGTGGCTTTCGCCACTGCGGTGTTTCAGCACAAGGAAGGGTTGTTCACTGAGATGGTCGGCCATGTCGATGCTGTCCGTGCTCTGGCGACGGTTGAGGCGGTGCAAGCCTACTCATTCGGGTAGGCTTGCCTTCGCCAGGGGCTAGGCCGCTAGGGCCATCAGCACCTCCCGGTCGGTGGGTAGGGCGGCTAGCAGTTGCGCCTTGCGGGCGGCGCGGGCACCGGGCACCTTGGCTTGCTGGCCCAGGGTGCGCAGTTGGGGCACCGTCAGCCCTGCGTAGGTGCAGGTGATGGTGGCGGGGTAGTGGGGGTTGGCCTCAGTGCCAAAGGGGTCTGCGGGTTCGGCAGCGGGAGCCTCAGCGATGGGCCGCTCCAGGCAGGTCTCCACCTGGCCATCCACCCAGGACTGAATGATGATCCGGGCGGTTTGCCCCAGGGCGAAGGCGACGACGGCCCCGACGTACAACGACCAGACGGCCACCTTGACCGCTTGCACGGTACGAGGATGGGTGACCAGGGCGTGGATGCGCCAGCAGTCGCGGCGGGCCTTGCGATAGCAGATGGCAGCGGTGTCGGCGGCGCTGTGGGCGGTGATGGTCAGGAGGTTGAAATAGGAAGAAGACTGCATGGTGGTGTCCCGTGTAGAGGTTGGGGTTTGTTTTGTCCTGGCCGCTGCTCTTCCGGCCCGTCACCCGATTTGGTATCCCGCTGGGGTGCGGCTCTGTGGTGTGGGGCGGTGTGGTGTGTGCCCCGTTGATATAGTTATAATTCCTTTGTAGGGAGTAAGTCAACCCCCATGTACAAAAAAAGTTTAGAGGCCGTCCAGGCCACCGCCGCAGAACTCCCCAGCGCCCCGGTGGTGGTGCTGTCTGGGGTCATCCTCACGGCTCGGCATTGCTACGATGTGCTGGCCGCTGCCAGGGGGCCGATGGTGGCCCAGGCGGTGGCCGACCAGGTGAGCCACCGCACCGGGCGATTGATTGGCGCGGAAACCGTGCGGCAAATCCTCCGGGCCTTGCAGGCGGGTGGTCTGCCTATCGAGTCGCTGAATCGGAAGGGCTACCAACTGAAGCGCTAGCCAACGCCGCCACCAGCTCGGCCTTGGTCATGGTTGAGTAGCCGGGGAGCTTCGCCGCCTTCGCCCTATCCTTCAGGTCGCGGATAGATAGAGTGGCTAGGTCAGGGGTGCTGGCCACCTGCATCCAGCCTTCGATCTGGGCTTGGGCTACCTCGCGAATCAGCGCTAGGCGAAGGCTAGTCCGTTGAGCAGGGGGGATCTGAAATTCTGCCAAGACCCTATCAATGCGTTGGGAGAGATCGGTGCTGTTCACGGTCGTCCTCTGGATCAGCGATCCGCTATCCCTCTAGCCTAGCCGAATCCGTCTTAGGTGCTCTGATGCCCCCAATTCGTTCTAGGGCATTCTGAGCGGCCTGAGCGCTAGGTGATGTAGTCGCCCAAGATCCGCAGGATCTCTTCCTGGTCTTGGGGGCTAATGCCCAGGAAGGGGCGGGCGGGGATGGTGGCCTTGCGGCCTCGGCCTGCTTGGCCCCCTAGCTGATGGATGGCGGCATAGACCTCGTTGCTGCCAATCACCACATCGCTGCGGCTGGCCTTGTAGCGGATGGTGTCGCGCAGGGTGCCGCGTTTGGCGAGGATTCTTTTGCCACCGTCTACAACACTCCTCATCCGGGCCTTGCGGGCGGCATAGCGGGGGGAGAGCGCAGCCCACTTGCTGCCGTCTGGGGCGGTCTCGGTGTCGAACCTGCTGCGGGTGGCCGTGATCATGTAGTCGCCAATCTCTTGCATGGCGGGGGTGAGGTCGGCCATGTGGTCTATCACCCGGTCGATGGCCTTGCGGAGTTCGGCATCGTCAATGCGGACGGTGATGTTAGCCATTGGCATTGGTTTCTAGTGGTTCATAAAGGATGCCGTCCTTCTCGTTGCCCACGGGATTGATGTGCTCCACGTCGCCACTGGCAAACCAAATCGGAATCCCATCTGGATAGGCCGCGCACCCACGGGGTTCTCCCTTCCGGTAAGGGTAGATGTGCTTACACGTTTGACAGCTGCTAACCATCACCAATCACCTCCCCAATCTTCCTCTTCACTTACCGCCCCTGGATTGTAGTTATCCAGATCGCCTAAGCCCATCCATTCATCCTCCAGCGGGTCGCCTGCAATCACTCGGCTAGGGGCACTCCTGAGGGTGGCGGCAGATTCGTTCCCTTCGGGCAGCAGGTCCTTTGCGCTCACACTAGGATCAATCACGATCCTATCTAGCTGTTGACTTAGCCGTTCGTTTTCTACTGTCACCACCTGGCGCTGGTCAAAGGCAACGCCGTATCCCAGGTCGGTCAGGTAAATCGAATCATGCCCACGGGCCTTTAGGAATGCCGTTAGAGTTGCTGAGTCCACGCCGTTGGTTTGGCTTCCGGGGAAGGATGCGCCCAGAGCGTCCAAATCTGCGGAGGTCACCACATAGGGGTTGTTCGCTTTGATGTGGCTCGTAACTAAGCCAACCTCGACGTTGCCGTTTTGGCTGGCTGCTTTGGCGTACAACTCCCCAATCCCTCGGTCTACGCCGAAGTAGGTTCCCTGGCCGTAGATGCCCTTGTCGTTCAGCCAGGGCTTGGCCCCATCGCCAGCAATGTCGTCGGTGATGCTGCGGCGGTTGCCGTGGTAGAACCGAGTCGTTCCGAAGTAGGAATCCTGGAGGTAGGCGGCGGCTTCGGTAGGGGTCATCTGGGGTTTCCAGCCCCGTGTACTATCCCCCGGCATCAGCGGCGCATTGATGGCCTGGTCTATGTCAGCAATCAATCGGTTCCGCCCTTGGGCGGCTTCTCGCGCCTGCTCCAGCCTGGACTGTTCAGCCTTATTAAATTTCACAGACGCCAAGGCCGCATCAATGGGGATGTAGCCATTCAGGGAAACCGCATCCTTGACCGCTGTTTGATAATCGCCTTTTCGTGCCCTGGGGTTGGCCGCTTTGTATTCGTCCCAGCTCAGGTTGTGGGCAGCGGTGGGGTTGTCCTGGTTCTTCTGCCAGTAGCGGGCATCCACATACTCGCGGAATTGTCCCGGGGTGAGATCCGTTTTAGCGTTGGGGTTCCAGTTCGGATCGCCCTTCAGGCTTGGGGGCACCGTGGTAGAGGCTGGGCTGGCGGGAGTCGCCGCAGGCTGCGGGGCTGGCTTGGGTTGAAACGCCGCTGCCTCTCGCCTCACCTGCGCCGCCAATGCCGGGTCTAGCCTGCGGGTCACCGCATCCAACAACTGGGCACGGTGCTGGGGGCCGCTGCTGCCGTGCAGGTGGCCCCAGCCTGCCGGTGGGTTCATCGCTGTGGTTTGCCCTGGCAGATCGGGGATGGGCAAGCGGTCGCCCAGTTGTGGCCCTGGCTCTGCGGCCAAGCCCCGCCGCTCCAGGTCTCGGTCGCTGAGGGTGAACACGCTGCACCGACAACCGTAGCCCTGGGGCGGGCTACCGAAGCTGCTCCAAAACGGGTCATCGTGGCGAAACACTTTGCCATCCAGCGCCAGGTGTTGGGGGCGGGGGTGGGCGCTGCCGCCGTGTCGCCATTGCCAGTAGGGGCGGCTGGTGGTCACTTGCTGCATCTGCTCGTAGCGGCCAGCGGCGTAGCTGGTTCGCAGGTTGGTGTCCCAAATCACGTTGGCCCGCCATGCGCTGCCGCCCCGGAACGTCCAGCCCGTGCGCTCCACAATGCTGTCAAACTCTTGCCGGAACTGCTCTAGGGTTTGCCCCGTGGCAATGGCCCGATCCACCGCCGACCGAAAATCATTCAGCACCGCGCCCTTGGCCCCAGCCACCACAAAGGCGGCATCGTGCTCGGCCCCAGACACATCCCGGTAGCTGTCGGTGGGCACATTCACCCGCTCGGCCAGAAAGGCGATCTGCTCCTCAAACGGTAGCCGTTGCCAGGGTTCAGCCATAAATCGTCCCTCGGTTTTGCTCCTTCTCCCACAGCACATCCCGCAGCGCTAGATAGTCCTCCAGCAAGATGAGGAACTGCCCCTCCAGCAAATCCCGTGGCATCAGCGCCAGGTGGTAGCGGGTAGAGTGCAGCGTGAACTCTCGCTCTAGGGTGGGTGGGTTCATGCGTCTTCCTGCTCCCACTGGTGGTCAAGCTCTTGGCGGATGCAAAGCGCCGCCGCCTCTTGCAGCACCCGCGCCCACTCCAGCGGCGTGGTGTGTGGGTCGGCCTGCATGATGCGCATCAACTCCAGCTTGGCCTTGCTCATGCGGCCCAGGCTGTGGCACTCGGCACTGGTGCAGTGGCTCGGATGGTCGCTCAAAATCATGGGGTCTCCTCCTGGGCAATCTCGGTCTGTACGGCATAGCGGCCCGTCAGCCTAGCGGCGGTCATCGCCTGGGTCAGCGTCTCTGCTAGGGGGCCGCTCTCAAGCTCCGGGAACAGGGTGATTAAACGGTCGTTAAATTCCTCCAGGCTCTCGGCCTCGCCCAGCTCCCGCCGCACCACCTCCACCATCGCCACAATCTCCGGCTGCGCCTGCGCCCGCAACCGCAACAGCAGCGGCCCAATGGGGTCGTCCTCACCCTCCGCCATCTCCACCTCCTCCACCTCTTGTTCCCCCTCTCCTCCCTGGGAGAGGGGGCTAGGGGGTGAGGGCATCTCCATCAACTCATACCCATCCCCATACACCTCCGCCACACTTTCCACCGTGCGCCGAAAGCCCATCTCAAACAGAAGCTTGTCGCGGGTGGCCACCTCGGTCAGGTCGTCCTCATCCTCAAAGATCCAGGCGAACTGCGGCGGCTTGGCCCCCTCTCCCAGGATGGGGCGGTTCAGTTCCACAATCCAGCGAATCAGGGTGCGGTCTAGGGTGCGGCTCAGTAGGTCGGCATCGGCCTTGATGATGGCCCCCATGCCTTCACGGGCCACCTCGTCACGGGCACGGCTACCGCCGCCGTCGCTCTGGTTGGTGGTGCCCGTCTGGCCCAGGATGCACTCACTGATCTGCTCGTCGCACCACCGGGCCAGCCCCTCATAGGTGGTCACGTTGCCGGATCGGGTGGCCTCCAAAAACTCAATCAGCATCCCCTCAGGCAGGGTGGTGGCCATGCCCTGGGTGAGGTTGGCCAGCGCCTCTAGGAGGATGGCCTTGTCGGCTTCGCTGGTGCCCGGTGGGTATTTGCCCACGGGGGTGGGGCTACCAAACTTGTCGGCAAATATCAGCCAGAACTGAATGTTCTGCCGCTTAAAAAATACAGGCCAAAACACTTTGCTGCACAGGCCCAAACCGTAGGGGTTGGCATCGCTGGCGGTGGGGCTGTGGTAGATGAACTTGCGGTCGGGGATAGGCTCTCCCCGGCTCCCGCTGGCATCGGTAATCAGCCGCAGTTCCCAGGCTCCGGCTTCGCCCAGCACCCAACCAAACCGCCGTTGATCCTTGGGTCGCACCTCGGCCACAAAGATTTCCTGGCCATCCTGCGCCCACATAATCTCGCCGACGCCATAGCCCTTGGCCGTCGCCTCCAACAGGTTCAGGGCCACGCCATCAAAGCCAGACCCACCGTAGTAGCTGGCCAGGGCATACTCCCTCGCCCCCAGCGCCTCTAGCTGGGCATCCACTAGGTCGGCGGCTTTGATGTCGGCCTCGTCGTCGCTGGCAGGTTCTAGCTTCCAATCACGGGCAATCAGTTCCAGCTTGCGCTGCTGAAAGACGGCATGGGCGTGGGGGTCTTCCATCACTCGGTCATACAGCAACAAGCCTTGCCCACCGCCACGGGCTTGCAGGGTGCGGTCGGGGTTTTGCAATACAAAGCCCTGGCCCCCAAAAAAGCCCATGAAGCTGAGGAAGGATTTTTGCAGGGTGGCAAATTCTTGGCGCAGGTTGGCGGGTACTGGCATGGCGGTGGGTGGGGGTTAGAGGGTGAAGCCGTCAAGTTGGTAGCCCAGGCGAGGGGTGCCCAGGCTGGCGTATTCGATGGGCTGGTGAGGGTTGGTGGCCGCATGGACGGCTAGCGCCTGCGCCCAAAAATAGTCGGCGTGGCCAGCGTCGGTGCGCTCGGCATCAAAGCGGATGTTGCCCGCCGAGGTGGTCAGGCGCTTCACGGCATGGAGGCTATCGCGCACATCGCGATGGATGGGCACCGTCACCTGGCGATCTTCGTAGCGCTGCTTGAGTACCGTGGCCAGGTCTTGCTTGGTGGTGCCGCTAAACAGCACCCCCTCAATCCGGCTGGTGCCGTACTCTCGCTGGGCCAGCTCCACCAATACCTCGCCCATCCCGGTCTGGTCTAGGCAGGCACGGCGCACGGGGTAGGCATCCATCAAGAACCGGAATTGCTTTTGCTGAAATTCAAAGTTCCGGCCCCGCATCCGCACGATCTCCGCCGTCTTGAATTGGTCGTCTATCAACCAGAGAATCGATAGGTCCCGGCGACGGGCGATGTCCCAGCCCAGATAGTACGCTTTAGCTCCGGTATGCGCTCGAACCCATCTGTCATCGCTAAAGATCAGGTCGGCCACCTCGCAGGGGGCAATCAGGTCATAGGGTAACCAAGCGCTGGCCTCATCCAACCACTGAAGCTCAAATTCCGTAGCCCAAGCATCGGGGTCGTTGATGGCCTCCCGCAGTTGCTCCACGTCGCGGGGCAAGCCATCGGCCACCGCCTGGTAGATGTCCACCTGGTGGCGGCTCCACTGCTCATCCGTCCCGGTCATCAGCTCATAGAACTTGTTGCCTTTGCCGTTGGGCGTGGAGGTGATCCGCAGCTTGAGACCGGGCTTGGAGATGACCGGGAACAACGCCTGCCAAATTTTGCGGCTGTCGGCGTGGAAGGCGAACTCATCTAGGAACACGTTGGCGCTAAAGCCCCGTGCGGTGTCGGGGTTGGCGGGTAGGGCGGTGATTCTAGAACCGTTGGGCAAGGTCACTTCCAGCGCTTTATAGCTGCCCTCCCAGTCGTAGGAGAGGGATTCAAAGCCCACTTGATAGGCGTTTAAGTGGCGCTTAATGCCCTCCTCCATCGCCTCCCTAGCTTGGCGTTCCCCACGGGAAAGAATCACCCAGCGCTCTCGTCTGCCCTGGCTCTCGGCGTCTAGGCAATCGTCGGCAATCTCCAGGGTGGTGGTAAAGGTTTTGCCCGTCTGTCGGGCGAACATGCCGATCTTGAAGCGTTGCTGATCCTTCAGCCACCGCTGTTGATAGGAGTAGAGTTCAATGGCTGGCATCGCTCTTGCCCTCCTGTTTGCCCTGGAGGTACTGATCGTTGATGGCCTCCCGCAGCGGCTTGCGGGGGGTGTCGTCGCCCAAGGGGCGCTTCTCCTTCTTGTCCTCAGAGGAGCCCATAAATTTCCTGCCTCACACGGTTAAGGGTCTCAGCGTCCAAGCCCTTGGCGGTGGCTCCCTCCTCCAGGGATTTGAACTTCGCCTCCACTTTGGCCCGCACCTCCTCGGCAAACTTCTTCTGCTGCACCGCCGCCCGGTTCAGCTCGGCAATGCTGCGGGTCAGCTTGCTAAAGTCTTGGGTCTCGGCGTCGATGTCCATGTCCATCAACACCTGAAAGGCTTTCTCCTGCGCCAGGTTCACCAGCGCCTCACCCATCGCGTTCTGGTCATCGCCCACCGCCTCGGCAATCGCTTTGGCCTGTTGGCTGGCCACCCGCAACGCCCCCAGCTTCTTCTCAAACTGCGAGCCGTACCGCTGCAAGGAGGATTTAGAAATTTCTAGCCCCTGCTCCGCCAGCCAGTCGGAAAGCTGCACATAGCCCCCAAAGCCACTCGCCACCAACCGCCGATCCAGTTCGGCGCGAATCTCGCCAGGGAGTTGGGTAACAGCAGATCGAGCAACCATAGGGCAACAGGGTAAAGGGTTCTCTCTTGTCCCCCCTCTCCTTCCTAGGAGAGGGGGCTAGGGGGTGAGGTCGGGCTACTCCCAATACTTCTCAATCAGCCGTACCCCAGGGGGCGCGGGGATGTTGTACTCCATCACGTCCTGGCCGCTGGCGGTGAGGGCGGCACTCCAGCCGCCTAGGGCCACGTCGCCATCGATGGCGATCAGGTTCTTGCCTGCCAGATAGTCCGCCTCGCGGCTTAGCTCCTTGTCGCTCACGGGCAGGTCGCTGTCATCGAGCGCCCGCCACAGCAGCGCCGCCGTCGCCCCGTGGGGTCGGGCAAAATATAGGGCCATCAACAGCCGTCCCCGCACCTCCTGCCGATAGGCTAGGGTCTCTGGGCTTAGCGCCCCGTTGACCGGGATGCCGGGGATGTCGGGCACGTTGTGCTCTAGCACGTCCACGCCCAGGGGTAGGAGCTGCCACCGCACGTCGTGGTGCAGCGTCAGCCCCTTCGCCTCCAGATAGGCCAATTCCTGGATCAGCAGATCCAGGTTGAGGGCAAGACCATTCTGGAGGAGGCTACGCATCAGCACGCTCTCGGCCACGGGCTTGGGGCGTTCCCGGTCGAGGGCTTTGAGCAACTGGGCGCGAATTTCTTGCTGCTTGGCACGGGCCAGGTCGGGGTTGGTCATTAGCTGGGCTCCAAAAAACGTTGGCCACGGTGGCCGAGGGTGCTGTCGATGCGTTCCCACACCGCGTCTATCCGAGAGGTCAGCACCGTCATCTCCCGCACGTATTTCTCTTCGCTGATGTAGCCCGCTGCCACCTCGGCCCGCAGGCTCAGCACGTCGCGCTGGCACTGTTGCAATAGTTCCTGGGTTTGGCGTAGCACCAGCTTCACGTTGTCCAGGCGCTGCACACGTTCGCTTAGTTGGCCGTTGTCGGTTTGCAGCTTGGCCACCTGCTCCAGCAATCGGGGGAGGTCGGCCAGAGCCTTGATGGCGTCGGCTAGCTCTTGCTTGATGCGCTCCTGATTGGCTTCTAGTCGGGCGATCTGGGTGAGGTCGAATTGTTGGTTGGTATCGCTTTTCTGGAGGATTTCGATAGCCCGGTCGTGCCGATCCAAAATCTCAGTGAAGCGCTTGAACTCCCGCGCCGCCAAAACCTTGAACAACCACAACACCCCGCCCAGCGCAGCCGCCACCAAAAACTCAGTAGGGATAGCCACCGCCCCATCACGGATCTCAACGGGCACCTCCAAGAAAAAAGCAGCGCTCCCCAGCCCATCACTGGGCCAAAGAACGCTGGCGACTAGCACGGAGATATCCATTTGGCTGTTGTCTAGCTGACGCTCAGAACAGCCTTAATTGTCTCCCCCAGGGTGCGGCGGCATCAGGCGGCAGGGCTGCCAAGCACACGGGCGGCTGGTGCAGAATGGCCCGGATCTGGCGGTGGCTGAGGTCAAACCGTTGGGCCAACTCTGGCCCCGTCAGCCCCGCCGCACTGGCCTCGCGGATGGCCTGGTTGCGCCGCACAATGGCAATCTCGTAGCCCTTCGGAATCAGCAGCCGCATCCCGCCGTAGTGCCAAATCAGTCGCTCTGCCGCCTCTGGCCCCAGCAGCACCGCTAGGGGATGGTCGGCCTCTAGGGTGTGGGGCACCGTCAGAAATTGGTTGCCGTAGTGGTCGATCAATTTCTGCGCCGCCCCAAACCCCACCAACCGAATCAGCTCCGCCGTGAATCTGCCTTTGCTATTCACGATCCCCTCCAGCCCAGTCGGGGCAAGCTCTACACCCCACAATCTAACCGAGACCCCCCGTACTGCGATCTGCCCCCAGCCCTTTGGTTACAGGCACTCAACAAAAAACCGGGGCTCCGTCAGAACCCCGGCTATCTTCCGGCTCCCCTCTCCCAGGGGGGAGAGGGGCTGGGGGTGAGGGCTCACAGGCTTCTCAGCTTGCCCAGCAGTGCCCTCAGTGCCGCCGCATCCTGGCCATCCAGCGTAGGGCGGCTGGGGTTGCACCGGGCAAAGAACGCCCGCACCCGCTCACTTTTCCAGGTCAGGCCCAGGCGGGTTAGCTCCACCTCGCAATCGAACCTCAGCGTCAGGAACTCGCCTGGTGGCAGGGGATTCCCCACCTCATCTCGGTCTAGCTCCAGGCGCTCGGCAATGCTGGCCAAAATGCCCGCCACATCATCCATCAGCCTCACCCCCCTTGGTAAGGGGGGCAGGGGGGATCTCCGGCTCCGGCTTCTCCCCCGTCTTCCGCTCATACATGGCCTTCAGCGCCTCAATCACCTTGTTGGCATCGTAGGAACTCCGAAGCCAGTCCACCCGCTCTACCTTGGCCATGCGCTTCACAAAGGCATTCAGCCCTTGCTCGTAGCGGTTGCTCACCGCACCCACTTCGGCGCAGGCAATCCACAGCGCCCGGATCTTATCAATCTGGGTTTTGGTAGCCGGAGCCTTGTGGCGGGTCTTGGGGCTGAGCTTGCCGCCCTTGGCCTTACCCGACCGCCCACCACTGGGCTTAAAGCCAATCTCCCGCAACCGATCCATCACCCGGTTCAGTTCCGGCAGGCTCATCTCTGCACAGCTCTCCTTGCCCGTGGCACTGGCCAGCACCGTGCGGTAGTCGTCTTCGCTCAGGCCCAGTTGCCGCTTGGCAACGTGGATAAGCTTGATCGCCTGCTTGCGGTAGGGCGATAGGTCGTCATCAGTCAGTGGTTTCATTGCGGTTAAACCCCTTATAAAGCCCCCTTAAGGGGGTGAGAATGTAGCACTCTGCCAGCCGTGGGTTCAGCGTTCCAGCCCGGTACGCTTCCACCCAGCCGTCGAGTTTGTCTAGGCAGGTGGGCAGGTAAGTCACCCCGCCCACCCGCAACGGCAGCGCCGCCGCCACCGCCTCCCGGTTCTCCGCCAGCCACGCCAGCGCCCGCTCAATCCTCTGTTCTAAGGAGTCCATGATCGGCCAAGACAGCATGGTCAAATTCTGGGAAAGGCCAGAGGTTTTTAGTCGTTTCCCGAATAGATGTCAGCCCTCGGTCATTCAGGTAGGCGCGAAGGACGGACTGAGTTTGATAGAAGAAGCTGAAACTTAAGGCATTGCCAGCCTTGCCAGGGGTAGCGTCATAGTTGTTGCGCAGGCGAACGATAGCCAACTCGTTAGCGGACAAGGACATCCGTGTGTCCCAAACCTCCAAAAAGCGCCTGAGAGCCGCATGATCTTCATGACCCCACGCCCTCGCAATCACCGCCCGAACACCTGCGTAACCTCGCGAGCTGTTGCCATATCGGTGGCACGCAAAGAGCAACCGCTCTTCGTGCTTCAAGAAAAGGCGGACGATCTCCCGCTTGGGGAGAAAGTCTTTAATGCGTGAGGGCGGGACGCTGGCATTAAACGCAAACAGCATCTTGATGGTAGCTGCGTGTTCATTGCCCATTTTTACCCCCTGGACTGCTGCCGTATGGCTAGCCGACCGGACAAGTCCTGTGTCGAGGTTTGGCACTCCCTCCTCTGGAAAGTCACGCAAAACAATGAAATCGACTGCGCATCCCGCCTTAACTACAGCCATCAATCGGTGCTGGCCATCTACCATCCGCCCATTCGAGGTGAACTTGATTGAGTCCCCCAGCGTCCAGTCCCCACGTTGCATCTCCGCCGCATAGGTGGCGATCCTACGATGCGAGATAGGGCGCTGGTTCTGCATATTCGCCTCCAGATATCGGGCTGCGATCCCAGGAGTGATGCGTTCAACTTGAGCGTTAACCATTTGGATTCTCCGTATTACTTCGTTGCGTTTACTTTTCGATTTCCCAAATCGGCACCCACCGTTCCGCCCTGGGCATGGTCGGCTCTTGTCCCCCCTCTCCTCCCTGGGAGAGGGGGCTAGGGGGTGAGGGCGCTTTGGCGGCTCCCTCCTCAAACCGCTGCTCCAAATAGCCCCAATCCCCCTGGCGGATCTTGTTGCGGATGGCGTTGATGGCATCGCCCACCTCGGCGGGTAGCTCGTGCTTGCGAAGGAACTTGCGCGTCCCCATCACCAACTGGGGTTGAAAATCGTTGAACCCCGGCCCCGTCCACAGGTGGCCCAGGCCCACGCCCACCAGCTCCGGGTATTTGTGCCGCTGAAAGGCAGCGGCCTGTCGGTCAATCGGCTTGCCACAGTGAGGACAGTGCATAGCTAAAAATCGCTCCCGTCAAAGGTTTCGTTTTCGTCAGCCACAAACCGCCCCGCCTGCCGCCGCAACTGCACCAGCAGCCGCAGTTCGGTGGCCGCTTTCAGGGTGCTCAAAATGGCCGCATTCAGATCGACCAGGATAGGGAGGTCGTCCAGCCCTAGCCCGTCTGCCATCGTTGATTCAATCCCCTCAAGGATGTTGCGCTCATGGGCAATGGCCTGCTCCAGGGAAATCAGCCTATGCTTGCTCCGAAAAACGGCATCCTTCACCAGCGCGTCTAAGTTGTTCTCGTTCATCGGTCTAGTCCTCCAGTAATGTCCGCATCCAAAAATCGCCCAGGTGGGCAAAGGCATCCCGAAACGCGCCCTCATTTCGGCCCAGATAAAACACCGCCGAGGGGAACCGGGCCGCGTCGGCGTTGCCCTTAAAGGTCAGCCGTCCGCGAATTAGGCACACCGGAAAATCCCGTAGCTCATACCACCACTGGGTGTCGGTGTAGGCAGGCACCAGGTAGATCGCCTCGGTCACGCTGCCCTCGCGATACTGGCGCAACAGCCACTCCGTCCAGCGGCCCAGCTCCCCCGTGGGGCTGTAGGGCGGATTGGCAAACACCCGCCCCCGCCACGTCCGCCGCAGGCCGTCATCCTCCCGCCGATAGTGAGCCGCCGCCTTCACGTTCGGCTCTCCAGGGTTGCAGCACGGGTCAAGATCCACCTCCCACAGACAGGCATAGACCGCCTCCAAGATGCGATCCGGCGTGTAGTGCTCGTTGTGGGCCTCTGGGTTATCCAACCGCTTCGGCCCTTCCGGTTCTTGGGCCTGGCGCATTGCTTCGCGAATGCACCCTACGCAATCGGGTTCCACCACCTCAGCATCAATCACCTCAATCTCCGGTGCAGGCGGCAACTGGGGCGCTTCCCTCGGTTCCGCCAAAAGCGCCAGCGCACCGCGAAGGCTCAAAAACGACACAGTGTCGTTTTTGGGGGCGGCGTCGGAATTGGCCAACACCACAGGCTCCAGCACCGCCCAATCCCGCGCAATCTGCATGTAGCGCTGGGCCTCGCGAGAGCTGCCCTCAAAGCACTCGGCCAAGGTGCGGCCCCAGTCGCCATGGCGGCATAGGCGCTTGGCCTCCAGCAACAGCCGCCCACAGTCGCGGGCATCAAAGAGCATGGTGCCCATCGCCTGCCGAATCGCCGAGTGCTTGGCGTTCGCCTGCTCTAGCTTGAACTCCACCGCCAAGTCCTCATCGGTCTTGTTCTCCAAGCTCCCCGGCTGGATGCCCAGAAACTCAGTCAGGTCGCCAAATATCTCACTCATCGCAACACCTCCCCAATCACTTCCCGGTTATCGGCCTCATCCTTAATCCACTCCAGCCACACCCGCCGACTGGTCGGCCACTGGGCCACACTCACCGCCAGGTCAAGGGCCGCAATAATGTCGTCCTCCACCCGCCGCTCACTCAGGTCGTGGGCATAGTCCTCAATGCAAACGAAATACACAAACGGCAACCGCCTAGGGTTCTTCGCCATCACCCCGCCCTCCGCCGAGGCCGACGCAACCGCCCCTCCAGTTCCCCCTCTCCCCCCGGGGAGAGGGGGCTAGGGGGTGAGGGCTCCGGGAACGGCAACGCCCCATCCGGGCTACCCTCCAGCGGAAACGGCCCAATCGCCGCCAACACCGTCCGGGTCTCCTCCCGGTTCAGCAACGCCGGGGCCGCATTGCTAATCCACCACAGCTTGCTGGTGCCGTCACTGCTCACATCCAACCCCCGTGCCGTGGCGATGTTGATCCACCTATCCGGGTTCCGACTCACCAACAACCAACTCCGATTCGGTTCATCCATCACCGTCGCTCCCTTCAATCTGTTTTCCGATCTCACTCAGCAGTTGCCACCAGCCCCTAGCGCAGTAGTCCTCCCAGCACCGCTGGCAGTACAACTCCAGATGCTCCGCAGGCTCGGCGGGGCAGTTCACACAGTTCACGCCGCCACCTCCGGCTCCGGCTCCCCCTCTCCTTCTTGGGAGAGGGGGCTAGGGGGTGAGGGCTCCAACAACGCCATCGCATGGGCAATCGCCCGCAAGTCCTCCATCCGCGCCAACTGTTCATTCCCAAGCCGCTCCATCTCTGTTTGGATGGCCGCAATCTGCCGTTGCAACTCCACCCGCCGCACCATCAGCGCCTCCATCGGGTCAACGGCCTGCCGTTCCAACACCGCAGACTGCGCCTCCAGTTCCGCATTGCGCCGCGCCGTCGCCGCCAGTTGCTCCTGCAACTCCCGAATCTGCCGCTCATAGTCCTCCCGCAAATCCGCCTCCCGAAACTCCAGAGAAGCCACCTCCTCCTCAAGCTCCGTCGCACGATCAGGGCCGTTGGGCAGAACCCCCTCCGGTTCCCCCTCTCCCAGGGGGGAGAGTGGGCTAGGGGGTGAGGTCTCCAAGACCTTAGCCGCCGCCTCATCCCGCCGCCGCTTCTCCTCCTGCAAGGCCACCTTTACCCGCTCACGCTCCCCAGTGTGCCGATGGAAAAATCCCGTACTCAGCCCCGCCGCCTCGGCCACCCTCGTCTGCATCAAGTCGGCATCTTCCCAGTACGGGATCTGCTTGAGCACCGCCGTCAGCGCCGCCTTACACGCCTCAGTTGTCCGAGCCTCCTTCCGTGCCATGGTCTCCATCTCCGTAGTAGTTGTGTTCTCATCAGCCTGGTAATTGCCTCCCGACAGTGCCCGGCCCAGTTCCCCCTGGGAGAGGGGGCTAGGGGGTGAGGTCTCCGGGGCCGTGGGCTTCCCCGCCCACTCCCGCGCCGCCTCAATCTCCTCCCGCCGTTCCGCATCAAAGGCCGCTTGCCGTTCCCGTCGCAACCGCCGCGCCTCTAGTTCGTCCTCCGCCAGTTGCCCCGGTCGCCAGGTCGCCAAGTAGGGGTCAACCGTCACCGTCACCTGGCCCTGGGGCCGGGGAGGGAAGCTCGGCGGCTTGGGCGGCTTCAGGTGATACCGCACCTCCCAGTCGCTTGTCCTTTGCCCCGTCTCCACCCGGCAATCTGGGCTAGCCAGCAGCGGCCTCACAATCGAGTCAACCTTGCGGGCGGTGTGGTAGGCTTTGCCGTTCCCCTTTTTGCGCTGGATGGGCAGGTTGATCGCCGTGCAAAAGCTCGACAACTTCACCACCTCCCGCTGCTTCAGGTAGGCCAAAAAGCGATCCTGGATCTCCTGCTTCGTCAGCCGCAACGATTGAAAAACTGTCTGCCCCACCGCTACACCCCCGCCTCGCCCAGGAACACCCAGCGAAACTCGCCGCTCTCGGCAAAGTGGCGCACCTGGTCAAACTCGGCCTGCGTCACCAGTTCCCAGTCGCTCACCTCCACCACCCAGTAGGTGCCGTCCTCGCCCTCGCGCTCCACCGCCCGCAGGCCCAACCGCACCGCACTCGGATGCAGGCGGCTGTGGCTCGTCAGACGCAGGTCGCTCGTAAAGGTCTCAATCAGGTTGATGGCGCTTTCCTTCTTCAGGGCCATCACGCCCACCACGCCCTGCTCATCCACAAAGGCCAGGTCGATCCAGGTTTGGTTAGGTCGGCCCCAGCGCTCCCCCGTCACCAATCGACGGTTAAACAACTGGATGCGGATCGCCTTGCCAGCCCCAATCTCCCCCACCAAAAACTCGCCCACCTCGCCATCAAACCGATACTGCCGAGGCACCCCATCAAAGGTCAGCGCAGGCTGTTCCTCAATCGCCCAGGCAGGCACATTCGCTTCATTCAAAGGCTGCTTAAACATCGTCTAAATCCTCCATAAACATCTGGTCTTCTTTCACTCACCCCCCTTCCCACGGGGGGCAGGGGGGGATCTCCATCTCCTGTCCCCCCTCTCCCCCCTGGGAGAGGGGGCTAGGGGGTGAGGTCTCCGGTAGGTGCATTGCTTCGCGAATGCACCCTACGGGTGAGGGCTCTACCGCCCCGATCCACGTCCGCTATCCATCGCGTCCTCCTCTCTGCTAAACAACGCTGTCCCTTCTCTTGCTCCCCTCTCCCAAGGGTGGGAGAGGGGCCGGGGCTGAGGTCAAAACCTAGGCAACCTCGGCTCCCGTCTGGGTCGGGTCGGCGGAGCACTCGCCGGGGTCGGCCACGGGGCAATCCGTTCCCGCACTGCCATCCCCGGCCTGCACCCCTCGATCACATCCAGGCAGGCCAACACCGTCTGGCACGTCACCAGGTTCGCCAACATCCGCTGGCGCACCTCCGCCCGCTCCACTGGCCCCATCCCCTCCAACTGCTCCAATAGCCCGTCGTGGCTGTCCCGCAATGCTGCTAAATCGTCCATTCCACTCGCTCCGTTCAACCGGGGTTAAATCACACAGTTCCAACAGCACCATCGTTTCCGTCAGCAGTTGCCGCAGGTTTTGCCGCGCCACCTGGATGCTGTATCCCGGCACCGCCTGCATCGCCCTGGCCGTCGCCTCGGTGGTCATCGCATCCCGCGCCTCGGCCACCAACGCCTCCACGCGCTCAAAGATGTCGTACACCTGATCCAGTTGCTCATCGCTCCAGTTCCACGTATCCACCGTCATTCCTCCAAAAAAGGGTTTGTCTTCTCTCCTGTCCCCCCTCTCCCCGTGGGAGAGGGGGCTAGGGGGTGAGGTCTCCGAAGGCAACTGGGCAGGCACCCAATCGCCATCGCACCCCGCCAACCCCAGCACCACGGCCAACACCAACCAACCCACCTCACACCTCCACATCAAACTCAGCAATCACGGGCATCTCCTTCTGTCCTGCCACCTCCCGCTGCACCACAATCCGCAGCAGTTGTCGGCCTCCCTCCCGGCGAGGCGACACCATCACATGGCATCCCCAAAGCCCCGCCAAATGCACCGCCATGCCATAGAAAAAAACCTGCCAAAGCCGTGGTGCGCTCATGCCGCCACCCCAGCCCGTGCCGCCTTTTCCTCCCGCTCCAGCCGCTCCATCCGCATCCGCCACTCATGCCGCGCCGCCACAAACTGGCCATGCACATAGGTGCTGTCCAGCCATTCCCGCCGCGCCGCCATCTCCCCCAGCCGCTGGGCCTGGGCCGCACACAGGTCGGCCCCCAAATCCAGCCCCGCCTGTAGATCTGGCTCACTGGCCAGATTCCCTGCCCACATCAGCAGTTCCTCCGCCAGCCGCAGGTAGTGCAACTGCCACGCCTTCAGCGTCTCAACGTCTTTCAGGCCCAGCCGCAACTCACTCTCCAAAAACTCCAACGCCATGGCTCTTCTCCGTAGGTAAAAAAGGACGCACGATCCCACCAGCCCCCAGGGCCGCTTTTCCCGTGCCAGTTGTCGTCATCTCGTAGGGTGGGCACCGCCCACCACCCAGCTACTCGCTAGCCATCCATCGCCTGGGGCTTGCTGCCCCGCAAATAATTGGGGCACTCTGGGCAGGCCATCTGAAACCGCACCCGATTCGGGTTGCCTGGTGCAAAGGGAATTTTTTGGTAAGCCACACACAGGTGGGTGGGCAAGGCGAACCCCGCCGCAGGGCACGTCACCCGGTCGCCCATGTACTTGCCTCGCACCAGGCGCTCAATGGTGGTGGTGGTCGCGCCATACTTGCCGCTTAGCACCTGGCTGATGGTCGTGTCGCTCACCTGCAACTCGCGGGCCACGGTGGCCTGAGAGCTTTCTTTAACCCGGCTTCTAAGGGCGTTTAACCAATCCGCTCCAGCCATCAGCTTGCCCTCCCAGTGGTGGATAAAATGCGCTCGGCGTTGGGGTCAAACACGCTGCCATCCCGCCGAAATACCGGGGCCAAGGGGCCAAGGTTCCGCACCAGGGTATAGCTGCGATAGCTGCCGATGGGCGATCCGCTGTGGTGGGGCCGCACCACAGCCACCAGGCCCGCCCTCAAAAACTTGCTCACGTAGGTTTCCACCGTCTGCTGCTTCAGCCCGGTCAGGCTTTGCAGGGTGGGGCTGTCAAACTGGGTCAGTTGCCGCATCGCCAACCATGTGCGGGTCAGGCCGTCGAGGTGCTGGGGGTCTAGGTTGGGGTCGGCCATGCCCTCGGCGGTGAGCTGGGGGGCGTGTGGCCCCGTGTGCAGTGCCAGCCGATAGATCGCCGCCCGGTCGGGGTCAGCCGGAGTCCGAGGCCGAACGCAGGTCACATAGTCCCACGTCTTCAGGTCGGCCACATACTTGGCCACGGTTCCGTAGGGCTGCTTGGTCACGCTGGCCACCTCGCCCACCGTAAACTCCCCCATGCGGGCCATCGCCCGCCAAATCAACAATCGCGCCTGTCGGTTTCGGGTCTGCATCCTCATCACCTCCTATCCAAAAAGTACGCTTGCCCCACGGCCTTCCAGTCGGCCAGGGTTACGGGCCGTCCGCCCAGCTTCTTGCCATGAAATTCAATCCGGCTCAGGCCGTTCACCAAATAGCCCGCGCTGCCCCCCGCCTGTCGGTGCAGGTCGTGGAGGAGGTCGTCGGCCACCTCCACCTCGCAGCAGTCCAGGGTCAGTTGCCGCGCATCGGTCAGGCTCAGCGGGCTAAATTCCACCACCTGGGTGATGCGTCGGTTGAGCTGCGGCCAGCGGGCAATCTTGGCCTTAATCAATTCCATCCCCACCAGCACCACCGGGCACCGGGCCACGTCATACACGCTGCGCAGGGTCTCCAGCAGCCGACCGGGGTTGTTGGTCTGAAACAGCATGTCGGCCTCGTCAATAAAGATCGGGCGACGGTGCAGGGTCAGGCTTTCTTGCAGCGCATCCAGCATGTCTTGGTTGCGGTTGCGGGGTTCTTTGCCCACCTCCACGGTCATCCGTTGCAGCATCACGTTGGGCGTCCACAGCGGTGTGGCCCGGAGGAAAATGCCGTTGTTGTTCAGGCTCAACCAGTTGGTGGCCGTCGTCTTGCCCAGGCCGCTCTGGCCATACACCAGCGCCACCCGTTCCACGCCCTCCGGCGTTTCCCACAGCGCCCGGTAGGCATCGGCCAATAGGCAAACGTTTTCTGTCTCTGATACAATGGGTCTCAAAGTTTTACTCCTATTCAAGTCAAGTTCTACGGGCTTCAGGCAAAGCGGCGGCGTTGTTCCGCCCATAGCTTGTGAGCCCGTTCTTTCTTCAGCACGCCCTCGCGCAGGTCGTCTGCCTCAGTCGTCGATAGTCCAAACTCTTGGCCCAGGGCATAGGCCGCGTCGGCATCCAGGCTCAGCACCCCGGTAATGTTGTCCCGGCCTGTGCTGGTTAGCTCCATCGCCATGTGCTTCCGCAGTTCCGGATCGGCTTCGTGGTTCCCCGCCCGATAGTGGAAGGCAAACCAATGCCACGGAGCCTTAAACCGACTCGGCTCCTCTTGTCCCCCCTCTCCTCCCTGGGAGAGGGGGCTAGGGGGTGAGGGCTGCGAGGGTGAGGGCACCAAGGCCATCGCTGCCGCCGTTTCTGTCCCGGCCTCTGCCACCATGGCCACCCGCACCGCCTCGGTCACCTGTTGCTGGGCCACCAGGTCAGCGGTGGGCGACAGCGCCAAATCAGGCCGCTTCTCCAGTTCCCGCACCACCCGCTTCCCGGCCTTGGCAGCTTCCTTAGTCCCGGCCACAATCCCCTGCTGAATCCGCTTGGCGGTCTGGGCCGCTGCAATCAGCTCGGCCTTGCTCATGGCGATCTCCCACTTGGCCATGCCGTAGTAGTTCTGCATGTCCAGGCTATAAACATGGATGCGCCGGAGGTCGTTGCCATCCATCGCCACTCGCAGCTTGTCGCCAGCGCTCACCAGGGCCAGGTGCTCGGTAATGTACCGCTTGCCTTCCCACACCACGCAATCCCGCCGTGCTGTCACTTCGGCAGAGTAGGCCAGCCGTCGCAGTTCGGTTTCGCCCAAGGGGCAATCTGTCCGCCGCCAGCCCTGCGCCACAAACTCGGCCAGCTTGGCATTGGGGCTAAGGCCATCCATGCCCACCCCAGTGTGGGCGGTCTGGTGAATCTCCTCGGTCAGCGCATCCAACCAGCGTTGGAAGGTTTCAAACTGGGGCGCGTTCTCTAGCAAAAACTGCTCTCCCTTCGCCGCCCTAATCTGTTCCCGCTGGGCTACGTTGTGCCCCACAAAGCTGGGTTCGGCTTCCATCCGTCGCACCAGGTCGCCCAGGGCTTTTTCTACGTTGCCCTTCTCTTGCGGCTTGCCCGGTATGCACGGGTTCACAATAATTCCGAGGGTGTTGCACAGGGTCGTAATCCGGCTGTTGATGAACTCTCGCCCGTTGTCGGGCCTAATCTCGGTCGGCATCCCCCAGTCTTCAATCGCCGCCAGCAGCAGCAGGGCCGTGGTCTCGCCCTTGGGCACCGGGCTAAGCAGCACTTTGCGCCGCCGCGTCGCCACATCCAGCACCATGCCCACGGCAAATCGGGCCACCTTACCCTCCAGTTCCAGCAACACGTCGTTGCGGGTAAAGTCGAGCTGCCAGCGTTGGTTCGGCTCCAAGTCTTGATCCAGCCGCCCAATCGCCATCGCCACCTTGTTCCGAAAATCTTTGGGGCTAACCAGCGTCAAAAACTGAACCTTACACTCGGTTTGAAACCACCTTAAATACCGCAATACCTGGGCATAGCTGGGGCATTGTTCCTCTGGCAAGGCCCGTTGCAAGCGGCGATACACCGTCCTTGGCCCACAGGCCGCAAGGGTCTGCTCACTCAACACGCCCCACACCATTTTCTCTAGCTCCGCATCCTCCCGAATCCCGTTCAGTGGGCCGCTGCGGTGTTTGCCGCCCAGTGGCCCCACGGCCACATCTGTCCCGGCGCTGCCCTGGTCGCGCAGTTGCCGCCAGCGGTGCAGGGTGCTGCGGCTCACCCGCCTCACATGCTCCCGCACCCAGTCGGGCACCGCCACCTGGCCCAGGCCATACGCCTCACAAAACCGATACTCGCAATCCACCTGGCCCTCCACCCGGTGCCTCACGCACCACGGTGCCACCAGCGCCAACACCAGCGCCCGCGCCGCCGCCCGCACCTCTGACCGGGTGCCCATCGGTCGCTCAAAGTCTTTGCAGTGGGTCAACTGCCAATCCCCAGAATGCAACCCCTCCGGTTCCCCCTCTCCTCCCTGGGAGAGGGGGCTAGGGGGTGAGGGCTCATCCACCACCACCTCACAATCCACCGCCACCGCCTCATCCACGGGCTGGGCACCGCCCACCATCTCCCCGGCCTCCTTATATAGAGAGAGGCCTTCCTTCTCAGCGATGGTCGCCTGCCAATCCTCCGGCAGGTCAGCCAAGCAATACTCAAGCCCTTTGCCCTTTGCCCGTTTGCGGCCTGGGATAGCGTTGTTTTTGATGCGCTTGAGCACCGCAGGCAGGGTCTTTCCTGTTAGCTCAGCAATGCGAGGCGCTGGCAACCAATACTCAGTCATCTCTAAATCGCCTCCATTTGGTCGATAGGCTTGGCTGCATGGTTGGCCAACACCTGTCTTGCCTGCGCCACCGCCGCGCTTTGAACAAACTCGACTCGATCTTTTCCGCTAGAAGCTATCGCCCGGTCAATCAAGTTCAGGTCATCAGGCCTAAACCGGACAGTCAAAGGTTCGGTCACGTCCACGTCACGCCCCGGAGATCCTTCCCCAGTCGCCAACCATTGCAGATTCACCCTAGCCGTTTTAGCAATGGCTATCACAGCGCTCACTCTCGGCTCAGACTCCCCATTGATATACCCGCTCAGGGATGTCTGAGAAATGCCAGCCGCCTCAGCGAACGCCTTTCTGGGGTAATAACCAGAGCTATCAACAGCCGCCTCTACTCGCTTCATAAATTCGGTGTCCATCATGCCACCTCGTCAGCAGCAGACAGAATATCAGCCACGCTGACCCCAAATTCCTTGAACAGCTTTAGGCAGCGCTCCTTCACCGTCAGGCGCATGAAGTGAGTGCGGTTTTCGCCCATCAGCTCCGCCGCCTTCTCAATCATCAGCATCTCAGCGGCACTAAATCGGATAGGGATCACCTGCGTTTTGACCCCCTCAGGCAGTCTAGTTCTAGCCATCACGTCCTCTTGTCTTGATCTGTGGATCTTTGTCAAGTCAACTTAACGCCGATAACCGCAGTATAGCTCTAGGGCTACGGGTGTCAACCTATTTTTAGAAAAACTTTTGGCGGAATCTGGAATCAGATCCCTATAATGTGTATCAGGTGGTATACGCTCTACTTGATGGAAGACCAATGTACAGGACAACAGTTATGGACTCGCCAAGCCTCATCACCGAATATGGCAAAAGGGTTTTGGGCGATCTCCTGCGGTCATCTCGTGAGGCCGCAGGATGGAGCCTAGAAGACCTGTCAGTGGAAATTAGAAACGCATCTGGACGCAAGCTCAGTCGAACCGCTGTCAGTAACTTGGAGCGAGGCTATAGCACCCCGGCCTGGGACACCCTCTCCATCCTGGCTGCGGTGGGCTACGTCAAAGACTCATCCGGTCGGAAGCTCACCGCCCACGACATGTTTGACATCGCCTGCGAGGCCGTCGCCTACCACCGGGGCCAAGTCGCCATCATCCCCAGAGGCGCAGAGCTGGGCGGCGAATACAACGCCAATGCCTAAGCTCCTTATTGAGAACCGAGGATTGAACTTGGCACCGCCCACCCAGTGAAGGGATCAGTTTCGGGTTTAGTTTTTCCTGTCTAGGGATCAGTTTCGGGTTTAGTTTCTCTATTTAGGGATCAGTTTCGGGGTTTAGTTTCTCTGGGGTTTAGTTTCTCCAGTGCGGCCCACCCCGCCCCAACTGGCACACCCGCCTTAACACCCCGCAACACAGCCCCCAAACCCAGCAAAAGCCCCGCAGCGGGGGCACCGCAGCGGGGCTAAACTAAAGCTGTACAAAGGGCTTTACCCCAT